CCTAATCCATAGGTACCATAGACGTTAATAAACCATTTATTTGCATTGTATGCCCAACCTTGTGTTCGCCCATAGGTTAATGCTGCACAACACGTACCATGGTCACCTTCATTAGGAAAAGTTGTATTGTCTCCATTACAATTAGCTCTTGTATAACTTGCAGTAACGGTAACAGTACCCATACTGCTAAATGATGACGAACGTGCTGAAGAATTACCCCACCAATTTCTTGCAACTGATTCAACAGGTACAGTAGTGCCATCCCATCGGGTAGTTAAGCGGGTACCAGGGTTAGCGTTAAAATAATCAGGATCTATGTAATATGGTCCTTCTAAAACCATGTCTAATAGCATACAAGTACCTGCTGCATCTAGCGGATTACCACCAATTAAATTAGTAGGACCTGAACCTGCATTGTCTTGAAACTCAACGTGCCCAAATGCACATCCATCATCGCCAACAATTACATCAACGCCCACACCTGTATCTGAAATATCAATCCTATCTTGAATAACTGTTTGACTATTCAACCCATACCATGGGTTTTCTTTTTGTGTCATTCGTAAAAGTTGGTAACCTGTACGATTTGTATCTGCCTCAGTAAAGTTAGTAGGCATAATACTAGGATTAGAAAAGTTTCTATAATTTTTTACGTTAGAAGCGTATCTATACGTAGCATGTAATTGGTCAGGAGGAGGTTTAAATTCATCATAACTTGCATAATCTAAATTTACAAATTTAATTGTTGGATGTTTAGATAATTCTTGTGCTTCTTCATCAGATAAAAGATAGGTAGATCTTGTTGGGCTATGTGCTTTATAATCCACTAGTTCTACTGCTCTTTGTGGGATATTATCTTCTAAAGTGCCATCTCTTGTTAAAAGTTCATGTAAATAATCCCAATCAGCTTCAGAGTTACAGCATATTTGATAAAGTTTTTTCTCACTCATTCTATATGTTCCAAATTATTAAACGTTATAATAAACAATTTCACCTGTTGTTGGGTTATAATAAACCACTTTCAAACCTGTTACATCTGTTACTGCTCTAACAGGTTTTACGGTAAATGTATTAGCAGTGGTTTGGTTTAGGTTTGATCCTGATGCATTTAATATAATGGTATTAACTGCTTGGTTGGTGTAACCTGCATTTGCACCAATTGCAATACTAGTTGCACCTTGTCCTGTATAACCTGCATATGAACCGATAGCAATCGTATTTGCCCCAGGCACCCCACCACGCTGCGCATAAGTACCCATACCAATACTGTCTGCACCTGTACCACCTGTTCGACCGACTTCAAAACCAATCGCTATAGAGTTTGCTGCGATAGCTGCAGTAGAGTTAGCTGCTACGTTAGTACCAATACCAATAAAGTTATTAGCAATAGTAGGTGCAGCAGAGGCAGAATTCTTACCTAAAACAATCATACCATCAGCACTACCTGCTGTTGCACCAATGTTTGCACCTGCAGATCTACCCATGAAGATTGAGTTTGCTGCTGCATTAGAATTTTGTGATGCAAGATAACCAATTGCAATACTATCTGTAGCAAGAGAACTTTCACCTGCTTGTGCTCCAATAGCGATTGCACGTGTTACTGATGCAGCAACCGTTGAGTTATTAGCTTGTGCCAACGTACCAATAGCGATGGTGTTGGTGCCTGGGCCTTTGGTGGAGGATCCAATTGAAATTGCATTAGTTGAACTAGCACCCGCTAAAAATCCTATACCAAGTCCTGCTGCACCCGTAGATGCACCATTACCAATTGCAATACCGTTACCTGTACTTGATGAGTTCATACCAAGTGCGACAACACCACCTGAACTGATGTTTATAAGGTTTGCATCTCTATTAGCATTGGTATATGCTCTAATATTTCCCTGAAAAATAATAGGTGTAGTACCTGAATTATAATTAGCTACTACCACACTATTTACAGTCACTGTGATATTACCGTTTGCTGATAAGACTGCAATATTACTATTAGCATTACTTATGGATGATCCACCACCTCCACCACTTACTGTTCCCCAATAAGTAATACCATTACCGTATGTTGTCAATACTTGTCCGCTTGTACCATCAGTGTTTGCATAAGTTACTGCGCCTACTACTATAGGATTTGTAGTGGTTGTTGCAATAAAGTTAGCTGTATTACCAACTAGTTCTAAATTAATACCTAAATTATTAACATTGGCATTGCCACTAAAGTTAGCTGTATTCCCAACTAGTTCTAAATTAATACCTAAATTATTAACATTGGCATTGCCACTAAAGTTAGCTGTATTCCCAACTAGTTCTAAATTAACTGTTAAGTTTGGTAGAATAACATTGCCACTAAAATTAGCAGTATTACCCGCAATATCTAATTCAACTTGAACATTACCTGCAAAATTAGAAAGTGTATCAGAAATTTCTACTCTATTAGCAGCACCTGCTACAGAAATTGTAACATTAGTATTAGCTGCAATTGAAACATTACTATTACCATTTTGTACTGTTGGTGTTTGAACACTGTCCAAAATAGCATTACCTGCACGAATATTAGCTAACGTATTGAAGCTTATTACTTCGTTAGCAATACCAACGTCTGATCCAAAAGAAATTTCTGCATTGCTTACATCCCAACCCATCCAAGCAACTTTTGCTGCTGTATCAAAATAATTTAATGCGGTACCAACATCTTTACCACTATTACTTGCAGGTGCTGCACCATTTGGTCCCATTTGTAGTTGAATAATAGGATCTTCAATTGCCAAATCTTCAACATTGACATAAACTAAATTACCATCAACTGTTAAATTACCTGTAATTAAACTATCACCTGTAACACTAATGCCTGTACTTGAAATAACTAATACATTTGCAGTACCACCCACGCCAATTTCAACGTTAGCATCGGTAGTAGGTATAGATACATTACTTGTACCATTTGATATAGTTGAACCACCCGATAATACATCATATGATATTTCACCTGATGTACTGTCATAATACATTACATTTGACGTACTTGCTTGACGAACAGGTTTAACCGTAAAACTGTTATTGTTGGCTGCAAAAAGATTAGCACCTGTAGCATTTAATACAATAGCATTAGATAAATCATAAACTCGTGCATTAGCACCTATAGCAATAGAATCGCTTCCATTGACATTTGCATTAAGACCAATAGCAATAGAATTACCCGAACCTGCATTTGCTCTTCCAATTGCTATAGAGTTTGCACCGCCAGCAGTAGCAACTCTTCCCAATGCAACTGCATCACTACCTTCGGCTGCAGGACCAAATCCAATTGCAATTGATTCTGAACCTGCTGCACCAGTGGCAGTGCCCGAACCTATTCTTATGCTATTATTACCTGTAGCATTAGTATTATAACCTATAATTATTGCATTTGCAGCATTAGCGGTTACAAGTGAGCCTATAGAAATTGAATTATTACTATTAGCATTAGCACGATTTCCTATGGCTATTGCGCTAGTTGCATAAGCATTAGGATTTGCTCCTATCGCTATAGTCCCTGCTAAATCTGCGTTAGCATTTTGACCTATACTAATAGATTGACTACCATTTGCTTTAGCGTTAGTACCAATCGCTACTCCACTAGCCCCGCTAGCAATTGCAGCATTACCCAATCCTATTGTATTAGCTGCATTTGCTACTACACTTCTACCAATACCGACAACACCATTGGAATATAAGTTTAATAAATTACCAACTAAATTACCACCTGCTGCAACACGAAATACGTTAGCTGTACCATTTACGCTGAAATCTATATTACCTGCAGCAGTTGAAATACTTACATTACTATTACCGTTAGCAATATTTGAACCACCACCTCCACCTGATACGGTTGACCAATAAGTTATTCCGTTACCATAAGTAGTTAAAACTTGTCCATTTGTGCCATCTGCGTTTGCATAAGTAACTGCACCTGCAATAACTTTTCCTGTAACATTAGCATTACCTGCAATGTTTGTATTTGCATCACTAATAACAACAATATTTGGAGTACCATTAATACCTACAGTAACATTACCACCTGATGTAGCAATACTAACATTTGATGTACCATTGGCTATATTAGATCCACCACCCCCACCACTAACAGTACTCCAACTAAGAATACCACTACCATCCGTGGTTAAAACTTGACCGTTTGAACCACCTGTAATAGATACATTTGCAACTGCACCAAGATTTGCATACTTAGTTATAGAAATATTTTGACTTGAATCAATAGTTAATGCATTGCTGCCACTAGTTTGTATCGCAAGGTTTCCTGTATTATCACTTGATAGGATAAAACCATTTGCATTACCTGTTGAGTTAAGAGTTACTGCCATTTTAAGTTCCTTTTATAATATAGTCCAATTCGCACCATCTTGAAGTGTTAGTGCAACCTCAGGATCAACATATATTGGAGAATTTTGAACGTAGGAGCCTGGGGTGAAGGTTACGTTGCTTGTATATACATTCGGTAAATCAGGAGTTACAGTCCAAGTTGCACCATTTTCAAATTTTAAAACAACGTTTTCTTCAACAGTGACAAAACCTTGTTGTTCATAACTACCTGCAGTAAATGTATAATTTGCAAAATAAGGGTTGGGTAAAACAATAACTTCTTGTCCCTGACCAAACGTTATGCCATACCCAAATGTTATTCCAATTCCAATTTGCATTCTTATTCATCCATACTTATCTATTTAGTATGTAAAATAGAATAACCTTAATTTGGATAAACTTAAAACTTAACTTACAAAAGTATAATATAAAAATTTAAAACTTAGTTTTAAATTTTATATCTAGTTTAATGGATGTGAATGGTTAATAATTAAACAGAAGTTGAATGCAATCTGTCATAAAAATTAGTAGCTTCTGTTATAACTTCTTGATCTGTTAAAAAACCTTGAATTCCATCCTTACCTGGGCCATTTCTCTTAACTAATTTATGTTCATTTTTGTGGATGAATAACAAGCGATCTATCATATCTTGTTTTGTCAAAATAAACACATCATTAGGCACTTGAGTTATATGACTCCAACCTACGTAAGTTGAATCAGCTTTACAATAAAAAAATTCACCATTTGTAATACAGGTTGGTTTTGTTTGATTGTTAGAATTATCTTTTTTAAATTTTACTATGGGCATGAATATATCCTTTTAACCTTGACCATTGTATCCATTAAATTTTCCATTTACCAATGTTGCTACATTAGCTGCGTTAGTATCAGATGAAAAAGGAAATTTTTGGATAGCATTTATTGGAACAAAACGTGGATTAGAATTGGATGCTCCCCCACTGTTATAGCCATGAGTTCCCGAAGAATGCCCACCTGCCAATTGAGTTGGTGTAGTTAAAACTGCTACATTTACTGCATTTGTATCGCTAGCGAATGGGAATTTTAAAATATTGTCTCTATAAGCATAAGGAGTAGTTAAGTAACCACCACTAATATAACCATTGGTAGTAGAATTTTGTGCTTGTGCCCAATAAACACCACCCCCAGGTACTGCTAAATCTCCAACAAACGATCCACTTGTTTCTGATGCGAATGGGAATTTATAGTATGCATTATGCTGATACCCACCCGCACCATAACCATGAGTAGGTGACTCTAAACCTGTTAAACCATAACTTTGCATACCTAGTGCTGCTACATTTGACATTGCAGCAGTTGAAGAAAATGGAAATTTTGCTATTTGATTAATACCACCTGCAGGCCCATATTGCCCAGGCCCAGGCGTAGCAGGACTTCCACCTAACATATAACCATATCCATACGGAATAGAAGATACTCCTGCAGCATATTTTCCAATCCATGTTGGATAAGAGGATAAATTAGAGGACACAGCATAATCAGTTACTGAAGAAGCAAACGAAAATTTATAATAATGATTATAAAAACCTGATACACCATAACCATGTGTTGCAGAATCCATACTAGCGGTAATTTGAGTATCGCCAGGCGAAATAGATCCTATATTTGATGAGTTTGTATCAGATGCAAAAGGAAATCTTTCAGCATAGAGTACGTAGGTGCCTGGGGCAGGAGGGTCATTAAAATTTTTATAACCTGCCGCAGAATACCCATATGTTGCAGCAGGACCAGGAGATGGTGATGGAGATCCTGATGAGCTAAAAGTTAGTCCACCTGAAATTGTAATAGAAGTTAGTTGCATATACACACCCTTTTTATAATTATATTTATACTAGAAGTATAAATTACAATTTGCTATTTTTTGGGTAACGCTAGTTTTTCCGTTTGTGTAAAATCTTCTAATATATTAGGCTTTAATCCTTGTAATTCCATGCGTTTTTGATCAACCTTATGGGAATCAACTAGTTCATCAGTTAAGGTATTTACAAAATCATAAAGTCCACTAACATCCCATCCTTCTTCTTTATTTTCTCTTACAACATATTCTCTTAATAAAGATTGCAGTTTAGTTGGATTTACACCAATTTGTTCAATATATTCTTGTTCACCTTTAGATATACCACCTGTCATTCGTACATCTCTTATACACTGAACCAATGCTCGTTTTAAATGATTTTTTGTTTCTTCTTTTTCGTAATCAGCTTCACTAAAGTTTGAAAGTTTTGATTTTAATTGTTCATAAAATTCTGAAAGTGATAAAATGTCTTTCATTGCACCTTCAATGTAAGTTATTCCATCGTGTAAACCTTCCTTAGCTTTAGCTAATTTAACTTTTAATTTTACTTCTTCCCAATAATCTAATGAATTGTTTTCTAAACCTTTATTAAGTTTATCTTCCATTTCTCTAATATCAATTTCAAGGTCTATGCGCCTCCATTTTGCTTCATTGAGTGCTGTTTTTTTATTTTGTATTTCAGCAGCAATTTGTCTCATATTATTATAAGGTGACAGCCAACTTAGGTTAATATGTCGCCAAGTCCATTGTGTATGACTATGATTCCATATTGTTTGAAGTTCCGAAGTGTTTTGCAATGCATAATCAACTTTTACAGTATTTTGTAACAAAGATTGACCTCCAAAACTCTCTTGATCACCCATTGATCCTCTACCAAAAACCATACTTAAAGGCACTTTTGGTGTATTAACTATAGTTAAATCACGTCGAATTTCTTCAAATACAGTCAACTCATTTTTATTTTCTTCAGTCATTTAATATCCTTTTTAATTATTTAAACAAACTTTAGTCTATCTAAACATTGGTCCTTCTATCCAAGTAACTAAAGAGTATCTAGTACCTGATTTAATTGGTGTAACTTCATGTGGCATAAAACTCGGAAACAAATGAACCGAACCTTGCTCATTTGAAGCTCTTATATGATTAGTATAATTGTTAATAACTAATTCACATCCTGTATATGTATTTGGATCACTAAGTTGCACTACTACCGATATTTTTCTAAAAGCAAATGGGCCTGGACCCACATCAACGTGTGAAATGTAATGCCCATTTTCACCATTATTGTTTGTTTCATATTCAAGTAATTGAAGGTAAGGATTGATACCCCATATATCATAGTTAAAATGTTTATGATTGGCAAAATTAACAATTAAACCTAATTTATGAAAAATCCATCGATTAGAATCGTTATTATGCACTGCATAATTATTAGCTGCACGTATCTTTGCAACATGTTTATTAGCATTACCAACTTTTGCTGAATCTCCATAGGTATTAGAGATTAGCGCAATAATTGACTTGCATTCTTCTTTTGTAAAAGAAATTTCAGAAGCATTGCTTGGAGTGCACCCGAAATAACTTGGTAACTCACGTGGTAAAGAAGGTAACATAACATAATCAAAAATTGGTGTAGGAATATCTATACTAATTTTTTTATTGTTTGCTATAGGTTCATCTTCATATAACTTGTATGAATCTTCAACGATAGATTTTCTTTTATTATCTGCAATAATAGGTTTTTTTAAATTGTTTTGAGTAATAGTATTTTTTTCTATGCCTAATTGTGATCTTTTATCTAATACATATTCTGTGTATGGACCATCAGCATCAACATAATGTAAAAAAACTTGTACTTGCCACGTGCCTTTGTATTTTGGTCGCCAATGCGTAACTTCACAACCTTTGTATACAAGCAAATCACCAATGTCTAAATTTAATTTAATTTCTTTTTCTTCATCAACATATATAGGCCAAACAACTTTTCCATCAAAGCCTAAGGTAATAGTGGCACTAATTTCACAAGAAGGTCTATCTACATGTTTTTTTAGAATTTCATTTGGTCTATAAATTCTTGCGTATGTATACGTTGGTAATAGTTTTCTTCCAACATGTTTTCCTATTGGATCTGCTAATTCACTTAACAAATTATCAAATACTTTATCACCATAAACAGCATCTGACAATGGGCATTGTTCATCTTTAACCGTCTTATTATTTTTATGTAATTCAAACATGTGATTAACTAACTCAGTACATGATTCTGAATCTAAAGCATTACTTAAAACTACATACCCATTGTTTTCAAAATAACTAATCGTATCCATTACTTTCCTTTTTTACTCATCTAATACTTCAGGATAAAAATATTCAAAGTACCATTTATTTTCTTTAATTACTTTATTATGAAAATTATCATCAAGGATTCGATTAGGCTTTGAATATTCTCTAAATTCTGTATAAGTTTCATGACTTACTTTTTCACGAAAATAAGAATGGTCGTGTTCAAATAAAAATGATTGATCAATTTTATTTAAATTATGATTAAAATAATCAAGATCTAAAAATTTATAGATAACTTTTATAATTTTATTTGGATCAGCGGTAAAATCTTCATATCTAATAAACAATACTTTGCGTGGGTCTTGATTATAAAGTTCTAGTGATTTAGGTATTTCATGATTCAATGTTACTGACAATGAATTAGGTTCGCCAAAATAATATTTAAATTTTTCTAACCAATGCATTCCCATAGTTACGATTCCACTAGAATTATAAGTGTGTAATGCTTTAAATTTACGGTTTACTCGTTCAAAACTTTCTACAATGTCACGTAAATCTCTAATTACACATATGAACTTTGATTGAGGATAAAGGTGTAATAATGATGACCATCCATGCCTTTTTGATATTACAATTGGTTTATCAGTAAGTGCTTCAAACCACCCCTTTGTCCCACCTTGAATTAAACCATATGTTGCAATATCTGCTTGTTCACTTGACATCGCAATAAATGATTCCTGCTGTCTTACTCGTACAAGTAGTTTATCTTTTATTATATCGTATAAAGCACATGTACTCGTAGTAAAAATCTGCGGGTTTTGTTGCAAAATATTCATTAATATTGTACTACCCGATCTTGGTAGTCCACCGCAAAAATGTATTAATTCCATGCGTTTATTTATAAATATTATTTTATTGAAAAAAATAACAATTTATGCTTAGTGTGTAAATAAATTTATAATACTAAATTACCACTGTTATTCGTTATAATTAAACTAATAATATATCTAACTATCGCTAGTACCGTTACTATTAAGTCTAGCTATATAGTTTGCAGTATTTCCATTAAACGTTGTGAAAAAACCGCAAGCCATAATTTTACCGTCAGTTTGAGTACGAACACCACGTACTGAGTTTGATATCGCTTGGAATCCTGTACCCGTACCTGTTGTAAATGTTGCATTTAAAGCACCACTGCTACTAAGTTTAGCTATTCCATAACCAACACTAGAACCATTATAACTACTGAATTGACCACCAACAATTATATTACCGTCACTTTGAACATCTATTGCAAACGTTGAATCATTAAAACCCGTACCCGTTACAAAACTAGTATCTCTAGTACCGTCTGAATTTAATCTTATTATACGATTTTGTGTAGTACCATTGAAAGATGTAAAAATACCACCTACAAGAATTTTGTCATCACTTTGAACTGCAATGGAAAATATTGATGATCCCGAACCAAATCCTGTACCAATATTAGTTGTAAAAGTTGTATCTATAGTACCATCTGTGTTAAGTCTAGCTATATAATTTGAAGTGGTACCATTATATGTAGTAAAAAGACCACCAACTACTATTTTACCAGTACTTTGAATAGCTACTGCTGTAGCTCCGCCATTAAACCCTGTACCTACACTGAAACCTGTGTCTTTAGTACCATCTGAATTTAATCTTATTATACGAGTTTGTGTGGCACTGTTATAGGTAGTAAAAATACCAACTACTACAATCTTACCATCACTTTGAACAGCTATTCCACGAGTACCATTATTAAACCCCGCACCTTGTAAATTAAATCCCGTATCTCTAGTACCATCTGTATTCAATCTAGTTAAATAGTTTTGTGTAGTACCATTATAACTTGTAAAATTACCACCAACTAAGATTTTACTATCACTTTGAATAGCTAGAGCACTAGGTATTGGGGCAGTTGAAAACCCAAGCCCCGTTCCAATACTAAACCCTGTATCCCTAGCACCCGTTGTAAGCAGTCTAGTTATATAGTTTTGAGTAGTATTATCATAACTAGTGAAACTACCCACTAATACAATTTTACCATCACTTTGAATCTCCATTGCACGAGTTGCACCATTGAACCCTGTGCCTGGAACAAACGGTTCAGATATTGTAACCGTACTACTTGTAGCAACTACGGTTCCGCTAATACTGACCGTACGTATTTGTACTTGGAATGTTTCTGGTCCTTCAGTGGTGACATCAGTGGACGCTGTAATATTAAATGATCCTGCGTTTGACGTAATAGTAAAGCTGCCACTAGTAGCAACAAAATCAGCGGAAGATGTTGTAATATTTAAAACAGTCCAATATAAAGTTGTACTATCAGTTACATTAGTAGTAGCAACATTAAATGTTAAACTTGATCCTTCATTAACTGAACTAGATGTAGGAGTTACACTATAAGTTGGATTAGTGCTAGTGTCTATAATCGTAATTGTGTTACTTGTAGCAACTACAGTACCACTAGTACTAACTGTACGTATCTGCATTTGGAATGTCTGAGATCCTTCGGTGGTAACATCATTGATCGTTGTAATATTAAACGATCCTGCGTTTGACGTAATCGTAAAACTACCACTAATAGCAACAAAATCAGAAGAACTTGTTGTAATATCTAATATAGTCCAATATAAAGTTGTACCATTGACTACGTTAGTAGTAGCAACATTAAATGTTAAGCTTTCTCCTTCATTGATTGAGCTAGATGTAGGGGTTACACTATAGGTTGGATTAGTGCTAGAATCTATAATTGTAACTGTACTACTTGTGGCGACTACTGTCCCACTAGTACTGACAGTACGTATTTGCATTTGAAAAGTTTGAGAACCTTCAGTAGTAACATCATTGGTTGTTGTAATATTAAATGAACCTGTGTTTGATGTAATAGTAAAACTACCGCTAGTGGCAACAAAATCAGCAGAGTCTGTAGTAATATCTAATACAGTCCAATAAAGAGTTGTTGAATCATTTACGTTAGTGGTAGTAACATTAAATGTTAAACTTTCCCCTTCATTGATTGAGCTAGATGTAGGAGATACACTATAGGTTGGCAATGCTTCAATGCCTGTATCCACAACAAAACCACCTTCAAATAATATACCACCCTCAAGTAACATAAAAAGTTATCCTATTGTATATTTATACCTTTATATTAATTATACTAATATAAAAAAGGGCACTTAGATGCCCTTTTTTCTTTCCATCCCGAAAGATTAATATTATCATTTGTACTAATCAATATATGGCTCATATGATTCCGTAACGAAACTTTTATTTTTAGCAAACATAGGCCAATCAAATTCTCCAATATTTTCCAACATCAATCGCCATGGGGTAGGACTCAAATAACTATAAAAATTATCTAGGGTATCTAAAGAAAATGGTTCTTTTTCATTAGTACGAATATTATACCAATACTTGTTAAACCTACTTAATCCTTTTATCACTTCTTGCATCATTTTAGAATGGACCTGACCCAACATCAACGGAGATCTATTCAATCTAGTTTTGAAGAACCATAGCATCATTGAAAATATCTTTTTACCTCTATATACAGGATTAACATATACATCGTCAACTTCATTTGATGCGTTACTCAATGAAGATACTGCTACCAATGTATCATCATCCCACAGACTATAATAAATTCCATCCTGAAGTACTTTGTAGTTTTCAATATCAGCAATGTGTTTGCCATGAGTATACCAACGTTTTTTGTTTGTATTAGCAAATTTTTCTGCTTGTTGGGAAAGATCAGGTCCTAACATGGTCATTTCTTCTATTTCATTGATTTTCATTTTCGTTTCCTAATTAATGATACGTTTCCTATCGTTAGAAATTATTGTTAATAGAATTTGGAATATTTATTATTAATAAAATATTACATTCCATTAATTTAAGTTACAAAAAAGGGCACCGAAGTGCCCTTAGATATTTCTAAAATATATTTTTTATAATATATTTTACTGAAATGATACGTTCTGTACAGCAATCTCGCCAACGTAGTCAGCAGCATTACCAAAGCTTGATGCTGTATTGGTAAGCTCAACATAACCATAACGTGTCATGAAGCTAACTACAGGTTCGAATGTTGTTGGATCTAGAACAACACCACTGCTCATCAATGGAATGTATGGGCAATAGAATGCTGCTGCATCTGTCTCGCTTGAACCCTTATAACCAACCAATACTGCTGTACCTGTTGGAGCATATGAGTCAACGAAAACACGCATTGCGTTATTCAATGTACCAACAAACTTAGTGTTTGTAGGTGCTTCGAATGTACCTTCAGTGGTACGTGCAAATGCTGATGTTGTTGCACTTTGGAGAATTGTTAAGCTTTCGCTTGAAACAACTGCCCAATTACCTGCGCCACGGCGTGTACGCTGTGCAATCAAGTTAGCAACACGATTGATCAATACTGCTAATGCTGCATGCTCATCACCTACGAATGTTGCAGTACCTGAAACGGTTGCTTGATTGTATGTGAATTCTGTTGCAGCTAAACTACGCAATGAAAGAAGAATTTCTTGGTCAATTTCAGCAGTAATTTCTTGTGCTAAAGCTGCCATGATTTCTGCTTCAACGTCGATACCATGTTGTGACTGTGCATCTTGTGCAGCCTCAAATGTCCAACGTGCTTGCAACTTACGTGACTTAGCTTCAACAGCCTGACGTAAGATCTGTACGCTGATTTGGCGACCACCACTACCTTCAAGAACGCTTGTATCAGCAGCAGTATAACGTGACTGATTTGTGTTAACAACACCTGCAGTAACGCTGCTTGCTGAAGAATATGCTTGCGCAATCTTGAATGGTGACAATGCTTCTTCACCTGCTACTGTGCTTGTTTGTGCAGCACTTGTATCGTTCATGTTATTAGCATAACGAACACGTAGTGTGTGAATTTGTCCAACAGGACCTGTCATTGGCTGAACACCTACCAACTCATTAGCGATAACGGTTGGCATAACACGGCGGATAACGGGAAGAATAACACGGTTAAGTGTTGCAATGTTACCTGCTGTAGTTGTACCTGCTGAACTTTCAGCAAGTAACTGCTTGCGAGTGTTTTCAAGAATGACACCCATCATTGAACGGCGAGTTCCTTTGAGACCTTCTAGAAGGGCTTCTTTTGTTTCACCCCAACGGCTCTCTAATAATACTTTAGACATTTTTCCTTTATCTCCTGTAATATGTCAAATTAAAGCCCTGCCAAACGTCTAATCGCAATTACGTTGTCACGTTCATCATCGACTTCAACATCCTGTTTTACGGCAGTTTTATCACCTGTTACTGCTACACTTTCAGAAATTACTTGCTTTTTAACAGCAGGTTTCTCTGTTCCATGATTTAGTACTGCAGGTAAATACTTCTCATATGCAGACTTTAGCTTTCCTGTCTGCACACTTTCGAGCAAGCTCTTCATCGTTTTAGCTTTGTCTTCATTTAATGGTCCTAACAATTCTGTCATGATCTTTTCACGAAGATTACTTTCTTTAATGATGCGAACTTCACGCTCTTTACTCTCAACTAAAGTTTTAGCTTTCTTAACTTCAGCAATGGACTCAGCCAATTTTTTGTCTTTCTCAACAATTTGTGACATTAATTTACGTGTTTCAGCCTTCTCATTGAGATGCGTTGCACTAAATTCTGTAGCAAATGCTTCGAATAAACGACGACCAAAACTGTTTTCTGTAGCAATCTTGATGTCTTCTTTCAATTGACTAATTTCACCCTTGAGATGCTTAGTAACACTTTCATTAACACGCTTTGCACTCTCTGCAATGAATTTAGTCTTCAATGTTTCGAGTTGTGCTCTTGCCTCAGCAACAAGTTTTACCTTGGCTTCAACAATTGCTTTCTTGTCCTCTGAGAATTCTTTGATCTCACGTGCAAGTGCATGTACAACAAACTGTTCTAATTTTTCACGACCTTCTAACTGTACCTTACGATCACTACGTAATTCTTTGATTTCTTCAGCTAATTTGCTGATCATGAAATCATTGAATTTACGTGCGTTTTCACGTAATGCAACCTTGGCTTTAACACGATCTTCATTCATAGCTTTACGCTCATCATGAAACTCCGAAATTTCAGCCTGTAGACCTGCTGTGACCATCTTATCAAGGGCTTCAACCATTACATTTTTATCATGCTCGTACTTTCTTGCATATTCTTCACGCAATTCAGCACGTACTTGCTCACGTGCTTCATTCAACTTTGACTCCCAAGCCTCGTTAATTGCTCGACCTGTGTCTTCGTTGATGATGCCGTTATCAAGCAATGGCTTAATAGCATCAAACATTTGTATGTTCCCCTATAGTGGTTAGTCCGTTTAACCCCGAACTGACGGGTATTATTAAAGTTGAAATCATTTTAATTTCAACTCCTTAATTAGGTTTACTACGGATTCTTTTAAATACTTTTGAACCTGAGCATCCTTGTCTAACTTGCTACCTTTTAAATTCTCTAAGACACGATGACCACCTTTCATGTTCATCAATCCCTCATAGATAGCCTTTGGATATGCATTAGGTGCACTTGGCTGTGCAACTATATCTACCGTTACAATTTCAAAATCACTAACACGACCATTCATGTCATTAACATTGCCACTGCCACGACTAGATACACCTAACTTAACACCGCTCTCTAACATCGTAGATACTAAATTACCCATAGGTGTAGGTAATATTTTTAACTTACCATAACCATTGGGTCCATCCATCCACATGTTTACAATCATGTGAGATACACGATCTAAGTTAATCTTTAAATCATCAGGATGATCAACTTCACCTAGAACACTGTATCCCTCACTAATTTGACCGTTAAGCGTTTCTACTGCACGTTCAATTTCATCAACAGGATATACACGCTCATTAGCATTCTTTACGCCACCCTGTATGAAAATACCTTTCATATAAAGTGCTTTGGTTTTTTCATCACCCTCTTTGACAGACTCGACAATTAATCCCGCTCTGTCAAAAGTTAGATGTTCACGTAAATATGCCATTGTACTTAAATCCTTAGCGTACTACTTTTTTAACAGATTTTTTACTCTCTGCTACAGGACTACGCTTGTCAGATGCTGCATCCTTTGTTACAGGCTTTGGTGTTGATTCACCTTTTTCGCTAAAAGATGAGCCTGGTGCGTTCTTTACACCACTGATTAAATCACCACCCTGCTTTACATATCCCATGTTGGCTTTTGGACTTGTTGGTACAGTCTCATCACCACCACCTGAGAAATTTACAGGACCTGCACCTGTTTGGACAACTTTAGGCTTGGTTAAAGCAGGACTCTTGGTGTTAGAACCATCATCACCACCTTTGGCAAATTTGTCATAAGTTGCACCACCTACTTGCTTAAGAGCAATAGCTTCAGCAACCATGCTTTCACCTTCTTCTTCCTCTTCTTCGCCTTCTTCCTCTTCTTCTTCACCCTCTGAACCCATCATTGCTTCAAATTCAGCAATAAGTTCATCAAGCTTATCTTCTAAATCTTGAATGTCACCCTTGGTTGCAGGTGCTTCTTCATCACCACCCATGTCACCCATGTCATCCATATCCATGTCAGCAGCATCTGCATCCATATCTGCAGCATCCGCATCCATGTCAGCAGCATCAGTGTCAAAGTCCATGTCTTCAATTTCATCTTCTTCACCTGCTTCCATCATGCCATGCATACCTGCTTCTTCAGTTTCGATCTCATCTAAAAGATCTTCTGACATGTCCTCATGCATTTCTTCATCCATAAGGCTTTCGTAAATCTCACGTGACTTCTCAACTACAATCTCGTGAAACAATTGTTCTGCTCGCTCTTGGTCCTCATTAATAATGAGATCAATCAGCTTTTCAAATTTTGCTGTAGACATTTAATATATTCTCCTTAGGTAAATGGCTTGTGCTTAATTTATTTACCTAATATGCTAGAAAATATGCCTAAAAGTGCTATTTTTTTACGTTTTTGTTTGAAATATAGCGTTTTAAGAAAAATTTAAACTATTCTATATTTTAAAATACCTTTATTACTTATCTTAATTTATTTTATATTGGGCGGGGCGTCGCTGGTCAAAGGCATTTGATAGCACACCCCCATTTAATCAATGTGCTGAAAACCCCACCCCCTATTAAAGCCTTTATTACCCCCCATGGTTTTCAACACATATCGTTTTTAAATATAAATTAAAAAAAACATTTTTATGTATTTCTGTGAACTGACGAAGGAAGTGAACAAAGAAATACATAAAAATAGATGACCGTACTACGGTCATCTTCAAATGATTACTCTGACTTTGTGAGAATTAGCCACGCAAAAAAGAGAAATTTAGCTCTAAAATAAAGAGCAATTAATTCGTTATGTGTTTACTTAAAAATTTATAATCCACCTTCAGGTGTAGGTGGAGCATATTGCTGTCTAATTTTTTTCAAATTTTCAGCTTGTTCATAGGTACGAACTTCTTTCATTCGACGAATTTTATTAATCGCTCCTAACGTTAAACCTTTGGTTTTACGTGAGTCACCCCAACGTGGTTGACTATGATCATCTTCCACATCTTGCATACCTTTGGGTGCTGCATTATAAAATTCAAATAAGTGCATAACTTTATTTATCTTATACGTTAGGTGGTGCAGGTGGTATCGCTGCTCCACCCGCTGCCTCAGGACCTGCTACAGGTGCACCAACTTCAGCAGGTTCACCTTCGATCTCATCTTCTGCATCCATATCATCAGCAGTTTCAAGATCTTGTTCAATATCACTTGTTGATATACCAACACTGCGTAAATCACTGCCTTTAGCCTCAACTTCAGCAGGTTTAGAACGTTCTTCTTCCCATAACTGCTCGTTTTTCTTGATTTCTTCTTGTGTTAATCCTAAGAATCGCTCTAAACAAAAACGTGTACTCATATATGGCAACGCAGCCATCGTACCAAATGTATTAACACGTGCAGTATCTAACTCAGCTTGACGATAACTAGCAAAGTTTTGTGGCTCATTGAACTTAATATCAAACAAACCACTATCAATATTAAAACCACGCCAACGTAAGAATAACTTAAATTCTTCACTCATCTTACGTGCAATATATCCCTGTAATCGTTCACAATACTTGTTAAAACGAAACTCCTGAATCATTGCAGTACCAACACGACCATCATTTAATGGTGTGGTTTGATCATCAGGACCTGTGGGCAAATATGAACTAGGTATGCGTAAACCACGTGCTAAACGATTGTTAAAATACTTTAAATCATCAATTTCACCTAGGTTTTGACCACCTGGGAGTACTTCGACACTACTTCCTCTACCTTCAGCAGTAGTTGGAAAGAAATAATCTTCATTAATAGATAATGGATTATAAGTTGCATCTAATACATTACTACCACCATGTACACTAGGTATTCTACGTTGATGTATCTCATCTTTAATACGATTGACAAATTGCATTGCTAAATGTGAAGGCATATTACCCACATCAATCTTAAATACCCTGCGCTCAGGTGCACGTTGTACACGATAAATTAATATCGCATCTTCTAATAATTCTTTTTGTTTGTATACTTTAAAGATATTCTCTAAGATACTTTGTCCAAAAGGCCAATAACGATCTAATCCTTCAGTTAATGATAGATGCACGATATGCTTAGCATCTAGTGCACTCTCATTGATACCAAGCGTAAATCTAGTTCCTGTTGATCCATAAGGTTCGTTTGGCACCGTATATGAATATGGCGCACTATAACCTGCAGTTGGAGGTTGTGCTTGAAAGTCTGTAGTAGTTTTTTCAGCAATGGTTAAATTTTGTAAGTTAGGATTGATATCTTTGATAACATATTGCTCAGGCTTCTTACCTTCAGTTTCATTAACAATGACTTTAACCACTTTAGTCATGTCAATCCAATATAATTTAAAGTTTTCAGGATCACGAACAAATACCTGATCACCATACTTTACCGTATTTCTAAAGATTTTAAACGTTCTAGTATCAAACTCGTTAAGTTTACACCATTGTTGTAACTGTTTTTTAACTAATTCTACCTCAGTATCAGTAGGGTCATCATTCCAAGTAATCTGAAATGGTGTACCATTTTGTTCATTTGACTGTGTACTAAATTCACTAAGAATATCCAAACAAGCATTAATTTCAGGATCAACATCCATCATTTCATATTGGTTATAACGCTCAATACGGTTTGGATGCCCTGTATATACCTCAGGTAAACGACTTTGATAATTGCGAAAAGCAAAATCATTGGTCCAACCACCCGTAGGTTCTTGTCCCATACCACCATTCCACGCACCATTGTTACTATTTCCACCACTAATTGGGGATAATGCACCGTGAAAATTAGAGAATTTCTTTTTATAAGCCATCTTGTATTTATTAATTAGCCTTGCATGTACAATAATTGGTCATTGCCAATACTGTTACCCTCGTCTAATTTTGCCTTCATATCATCTAAACCACTTGCTAATAAATCAGTTTGACGATTAATAGCATCAACTAATTCCTTAATTGGTATTAATTCGGCCAATCTATTTAATGGAATAACCGCTTCATCTTGTCCACCATCACGTAATGTTGCAGTCATAGGTTGAGTTACAACACCACCATCAAACATTTTTGGTGGTTCATCAGGTATCTTAGATGCTACTTTGGCTAACTTTTCACCATAACGTGGATCCGTGGCATAACCTGACATACTTTGTGCTACAATAGCCTCGTCAAGTGTTTTTGCTGCTAATACTTCCTTATATCGCTGATTTTCTTTTAAGAATTTGATATAATCTGCAGCACTTTCTTCCATACTGCCATATTTTCTAAAGGCAGCTTGTTGTTTGACCATCACACCTTTAGTAGGATCAAATTCTTCAGTTTGTGCACTTACGCTAGCTTGACCTTTACTTGCCTTAATACCAAAATAATTCTGACCACCTGCAGTAGATTTACCATAACCTGTTTCTATAGCAGACTGTGCCACACCTAATTTTGCTATAATTTCAGGATTGGCAACACCTTGTTTCTTAGCTTGATCCAACAAAGTGTTATACATTTTGTCCATAAACTCTTTTTGCTCTGTGGCAGAAGCAGGAGTTACAGGAGTCGCTACGGGTTTTTTCTCTAATTCTTTTTTCTTATCTTCGTATATTTTTAGGTTTTCTTGCTGTGTTTTTAACTCTTTTTCAGCAGTTTCTATTTGCTGTTTGGTTATTTTTAACCTACTTTCGTTTTCACGCTTGGTTGCGCCCGTTGTTTTTTCAACTTCTTTTTCAAGATCTATCTTTTGCTGATTTAAATTAACTAACTTATTAGTTGTTAATACAATATCATCTTGCGTTTTTGTAAGCTTATCTTGGTTTTGGTTATAATCACGTAATGCTTTCTTTCTAGCATTGGTTGCTTCAAGCGCAGCCTGTGATTGAGCACGTGACGCATCCATTAATTCACGCTCAGCTTTAGCACGTTCTTCCGTTAATTTTGCAATTTCAGCACGTTTTTCTGCAACTTTTTTAACATCACCACTCTTTAACGCCTCTGCTAACTCTTTTTTAGCTAAGTCCTCTTTCTTAGAAGCTTCCATTGCTTTAGTTTCTGCAACAGTAGCAACTTGTTTTTTCTCTGTGACTTTAGCTTCAGCCATTTTTTCTGCCTCAGACTTTTCTAGGGCAGTTGGTTCTTTAATACCTAACAATTGACGTACATATTTGCCAAAATTACCAACTTCTACACCAAAGAATTCAGCACCTTTCTTTAATAACCCACCTGCAGAGCCTAATTCTTTTACTGCATTAGTTTGTGCAGCAATAGCTTTATCACGTTGTTCACGCTCTAAATCAACACGTTTTTTCGTTTCATCATCCGTTACTTTACGTAATTCTTCTAATGCTTTAGGTACTGACATACCCTTTTCTTTAGCATAATCTTCAGCTTTTTTCATCGTAGTTGCAAAATCTGCACCTACTTTATAACCTTCAATCAATACATCTTTAATAGCTTCGTAACTAATCTTACCTGCACTTGAGAACGTACCAAGCGTTGTTTTTAATTCTTTACCAAATAATACTAGGTTTTCAGATACCGTACCTGTACCTTCCATAACTTTCTTAACAAACTCAGGTGCAGCAATTTGTAACTTAACTGCTTCAGGTGTAACAGGTGCACCCGCAGCAACAGTCTTTGCTAATGCTGCTGCAGCCTCTTTTGCACCTGCTGCATACATTGCCTCTGCTGTTTGCAAAGCTTTACCTAAACGTTCTTGACGTTCTTTATCACCTTGCATTTCAGCTTCCATCATGGATGCACGTAATTCTTCAATAGATAAGATTTGTTCTCGTGCTTGCTCTTGTTCTTGTCTTGTGGCACCTGTTAATGCTGCTAATTGATCAAGTTCTTTTACATATTGACCTGCAGCCATGGCTAATTTCTTTGTATCACGCTCTTGTGCCATGCCTAAACGTGTTTGTAATGCCATAAATTTTAGTACATGCTCAGCTTGTCGCTCATTATTAATACCCATGTACTCTAATTCTTTACCTAAGTTACTTCTAATTAATTCACCCGCAACATTTGCAAAATTATCAACACCTTTTACTGCAGTAGGACCAATTAAGGCTAAATCTTTACCCGCACTTTTTATAATGGATGAAAACTTACCAACATCTGCCATGCCCATCATGAGTTTTTGCAGGTTGTTGTTTAATCCTGTCATACCTTGTGCACCCATTAAGGATGCATTACTTAATTCATTAAATGAATCAAATAATCGATCTTTTAGCTCAGCTAACTGTGTTTGTAATTCTAGCGCAACATCACTAGCCTTAGCAGCATATTCTCCTAATAATCCTAAACCAACTGCTGCTGCTCCTGCTATGCGACCAAGTAAACCAAACGGTCCCATAGCAATCATTAAACCACCAAATGCAATACTAAGTTTTGATAAATCACGAACTACTTGGTTCGCTGCTTTACCAACCATTTCTTCTTGTCGTGCTAATAATCGTAAACCACGCTGTCCTGCTAATAATTCTTTTGTATACTGCACCTGAGCATCAATGGCAGCATCAAATACTTTCTTTGCACCTAGTACTACGGTTGTCAATGCTTCAAAAGCCATTGACCTCATACGTTGGTTTGCTAGATCACGTTCATGTACTTCTTGTTGAGCATTTCTAATCGATTCAAGCGCACGTTCATTGTTTTGATATGCTTTATATTGCGTATCAGTAGCTTCTTTTAAACTTTTTAACGATTTTTTATTGTCATCAACCGTGTCTTTTTGCTTTTCATAAGCTTCATTAGACTTTTTGATGACTTTGGTTTGCTCATCGGTAGCATCCGTAGTTTTTTCTACAGATTTGGATTGTTTGGTATTAGCATCAGTATTTTTACTAATAGCATCCGTGTTCTTATCAAACGCATCAGTATTATTTCGTACAGCAGTATTATGCTTGTCCATACGTGTAGACAAGTTTAAAAGGGTAAGATTAGTTAACTCAGTGAATTTTTCATTGAGTTGACGAATTATTTCAGGATCTAGTTGATCTGCCATTTTTTAAATATACCAAAAATATTAGGTTAAATATATTTATCCAATTATATATACGGAGATTTTAACCAATGATGGACAATAATCCACTAAAACAGTATTTTCGCAGACCTGCAATACATATTAAGCTACCAAGTGGCACTGATTATGAACGTGAAATCATTGATTTTCCTGCCACAGGAGAACTTCCCGTATACCCAATGACAGCCAATGATGAGATTACTGCACGTACACCTGATGCATTATTTAATGGTTCAGCAGTAGTTTCCATTATACAAAGTTGTATTCCATCGATTAAAAACCCATGGAAATTACACAATGTAGACATTGAAACCATATTAATTGCCATAAGAATTGCTACCAATGGTGAAGAAATGGATGTGGACACAGCATGTCCTAACTGTAAAGAAACCATGCGATATGGTATAAAACTGTCAAAACTATTGTCAGAGATATCTATTAGTGATTATTCACAGGAATTACCACTAGGTGATTTAGCCATTAAGTTTTGTCATTTAACCTATCAAGATAATAATAACAATAGTGCGGAACAGTTTGAAATACAACGTGGATTAGCACAATTAGATGGTTTAATAGATGGTGATGCTAAGAATAAAGCAGCAAGTGATTTATTAAAACGCATGAATGTATTGACACAAAAGATACTTGCAAGAAACATTGAATATATTCGTACACCTGAGACTACAGTAACTGATCAAGCATTCATACATGATTTCTTACAGAATTGTGATAAGAAAATATACAATATTATACGTGACAACAGTATAAAGTTACGTGATGAAAGTACTAGTAAACCACTAAGATTTACTTGTATTAAGTGCCAACATAATTATCAACAAAAGGTTGAATTTAATATTACTGATTTTTTCGTGTAAAGCTTCTCTATCTTACTGAACAAGAAATAGAGAAGCTTGTACAATCAATGGATGATGAAGTTAAAACTATCAAGTCCAATGCATTAAAAATGAGTTGGTATATGAGAGGTGCATTGTCCTATACTGATGCTATGAATCTTTCTCCACAGGAGTCAGACATTATTAACAAAATCATAGAATCAAACTTAGAAACTACTAAGAAAAGTGGATTACCTTTCTTCTAGATAGTGTAGAGATGACCTACGGTCATCTATTTTATTGTGTTTCCTGCTCACATTCGTTCACCGAAACACAATAAAATGTTCTTTCAGAATTTATTATTGTTTGGTTTTTAAACCCATGATGCGTATGCAAAAAAGGGGGTAAATATAAAACATTGACGTTTATATTCCCCTAGCATGATGCTAATGCCCACTCCTCGTGGAAAGGGTTCACTTCATGTATTTTACTCAGGTAGGTTTGACTATATCGCCCCAAAACTTGCTATTGCAAGAAATACACCGTATACAGCATTGGTAACTTAATACCTGTTAAAAACCTCAGTGAATTAGTTTCTAACATACCCTCGATCCTTTACCCTTTTCATTTTGATCGAGCACTTGATACAAAACTTTTGTACCCAACCCATTTACATGGATTTTACTGTTACGACAATGGAAACGTAGTATGCAAAGCACCCCGTTTATAGCATCCTCTAGTAGGGTAGTCCATTGAAGCCACTGTTAGAACTCAGCGAATCAGGCATTGACCAACGTTCATTGATATACCTTCGTTGCGTTACAGGTCATGCAACCGTACCTTTTGTTCTAATGATAAGACCTGAGTATGAGACCTTAGTTTTTGACCTGAGAGAGAGTTTTAAAGAGACCTGAGTTTAATTTAAAAAAATGTTCTAATTCTGAGATGACCCATGTGCCATGAGTATGATGTTGATAGATATTGTAATTGACCAAATCCCAATGATGATTTTGTTGTACAGCAATGTAACGACCTTTACGATTGAATTTCATAAACAATACGTTTAAATCGTTTTCATCACGTACTTCCATCAATTGATCTAACCAATTATCTAACATCTTGCAACTAGTTAGCAATTGATGAAAGGAAAAATCACCATAGTTTTTGCACTCGATATTAAGTAGGGTGAAAGATTCGCCTGGGATAATGTCGCCTTTGAAGCTTCTAACCTGACCTTCATGCAAAAATTCTTTGCGACTTGTGTTAATGCCACCAATAAATGCTCCACTATTAGGAACACGTATAAAAGATTCTTTATACAAATCAGATAAGTATTTGGCAATGTCTCGCTCAAACGTACTACCTTTAATTTTACTTGCTGATGGCATATCGATACTTATGACACTATAATGCTACTGTAATTTTTTCATTGGCATGACTGTAACGTGTGAACCCACCTTCTTTGATGACATGCAACACGTTGCCAACACGACTCATTAATTCATCACGATGTGATATTAACCACACGGATTTATCTCTGCGTCTGCCTAATTCTTTGAACAATCCAATGGCATTTTCTACACCAACACTGTCTAATCCATTGTCAATCATTTCATCAACAAACAATAAATTAATACCTTGATATAGATTTTCCCATACATCCCTAAAAGCAAATGATAAGGATAATATTAATCTTGTACTTTCACCACGACTAAAATTACCATAACTTAACTCACGTCCAAGCTCAGTAATTTCTACGGATAAGTCATTTTGAAACTTAACACGATGTGGCAAACCCATCTTATCCAAATATAATGTTAAACGACTATTCAAATAATTTAGGTTTTGTTCAATAATTTTCTTACGAACAAACGATTTCTTATTAGTAAGTAAGTCAAGCAAGTATTCTTGGTGCTTTAATGTTGTTGTCAGTGTATTAAGTTTGTCATAAGATATTTCAGTAATACTATTACGCTCCATATCATTGATTTGGTCACTGTATGGATCAACTTCTTCTACACGCTTTTCTAACGACTGTTCCAACTTTTCCACTGTACTTTGATGTTTTAATGCTTGTTCCAATGTTTTATACACTGTAACAGGTTTTGTACCAAGATCACCAATCTCACGCACTGTATCATCATATTGTTTATTCAATGCATCCACATCATTTTCATACAAACTTTGTGTTTTATTAAAGTTTTCCTGTAATTTTATGGTTTTATCAGCTAATGAATCAATGGTTGACTTGTGATTAATAGCTTCTTCTAATGTTTTGTAATTAACCGTTGGCATAGGTGGAATCGTACCAATGCCATTTAATATTGTAGCATATTCTTGCGATTGATTTTCTGCGGCAATTAATTCAGTTTTTAGCTCAGCCAAACGATCTTCTTTGCTTTTTAGCGTAAATTTATGCGTTTCATCATGAAAATCTTGACCACATGCATAGCATTTATGGTCATATAACTGTACTAATTCTGCGTTAATAATACCAATATCTTTGTTTAAACGTGCACAAGTGGCATTACTAGCATCAAATAATTTCTTAGTATTGTCACGTGTGATTGTTTTTTCCCTAATTTCAGAAATAATTTTCAAGTTTGAAATTTCGATATGTATATCAATATTCTTCAAACTGTTCATTTGTGTGACTACATTGTCTTTTTCACGCTTGTGTGCAATGACCGCATCATTATAACGTTTACTAAGTTTAGCCAATTCACTATCTAAGTGAGTTTTAGCAGTGGTTAATTTGGTTTGGTTATCGTTATAAGTAACCAAAGAACGATGTGATGTAATTTCTTGATCGATATCAATCTTATATAATTCTACTAATTGATTCGTATAGGTAGTAACATCTTCATCTTTTTTTGCTTGCCATAGTGCTTGTCTACGTTTTAGGCTATCAATTTGTTCTTGAATTTTAGTATTGGCATCTTGTAAGCCACGTATCTTAAATTCTTCTGCTTGAATTTGTTCTTTTACTGCACGATTAAGTTCTTTAATACCTTCTGCTTTTTCAGAAAGTAAAGTAATTCCTAATAATTGTTCAATAATTTCACGTTGGTCTGCTGCTTTTAGTGCAAGGAATGGTTCGTTATAAGTGTTTAAGGCAACAATATGCTTAAACATCTCTGCAGAAATTCCAATAATGGATTCAATTGTAAGCTGTGTTTCACGACTATCCCCTTGACTTTCGTTTTCATCATCACTAAATTCTTGTTCAGTATTGTCAACATAAAATTTAAGTATATTTGGTTTGCGACCACGTTCAATACGATATTCATTACCATTTACCTCAAAATCAACGGTAACAAGCATACCCTTACCGTTAGTTAGGTTAATTAGATTATCTTTTTTAATATTATTCAGTACAGTACCATACAATGCATAGCATAATGCTTGTACAATGGTTGATTTTCCTGTGCCATTACGTGCACCATCCCCACCTAAATCACGGTTTTCACCTAAAATTAAGGTAAGATCATTGCGATTAAAGTGTATTTTTTGTGTGACATTACCAACTGATAAGAAGTTCTTAATCGTTAGTTCTTTAATAATAATCATAAGTTTTTATAAATGGATAATAGTAATTGCTTATCGTACGCACCTGCATCAAGTTGTTCAATCTGCGACAGTACGATAGCATCAACTGATTGAAACTGTAAGTTTACCTGATCTGTGGTATCAGTTTCAATATCAACACGCTGTGGAATCATAGTCATTTCACGTAATTTATAGTCTTTCATAATCGTTTCCTTAATCGTACTTGATTCTTCGTAATTAATATCTGTATCAATAGTGATACGTATACATCCATTAGGTATCAATAATGATTCAGGATTATCTAAAATTTCTGTTAAATTATAGCTACGAAACTTTGGTTGATCAGGCCATGAATGAAAAGTAGGTTGTTCACCCCATTTTAATATCATCATGCCACGGTCATCATCGTTTACATCACTGTAATTATGCGGAAATGCATTACCAATATATGTGATGTTTCCTTTAGTTTGACGTTTGTGAAAGTGTCCTGTAAACACATGGTCAAAATGATGCAGATCTTTACGATTGATTTCACCATGATCAGGCATTTCTACCATAGCATTCATATAGAACGTTGGTAGTTCAAAATGCCCAAAAAGATACTTACCTTGTAATTTAGGAATGTTTTTATAATCATCACCACATAACCATGGAGCAATAACTACATCATCACGAACCACCCAATCATTACATATTTCTACGTTGGGTAGGTAACGTGCCCATTCTACGCTTTGTATATCACGTTTATCTCTATAGTACAGATCATGATTTCCAGGTATAAAATACACCCGATCAAAGCTTTCATTGAGCTTTTCCAAGGCTTTTAAGCTATAATTTAGGGTAAGAACGTTGATAGTAGCACGATTATGATGGTAATCCCCTAAGAAAAAACATGTTTCACACCCATGTTTTTTAGCATTGGAGATAAACCAATCAACAAATTTTAGGCAGTCTTCATTGTGTTGAATACTATTGTTCTTTAGACCAAAATGTATATCAGTGAAAACTGCTGCTTTTTTAAATAAATTACTCATCGGTACAATCTATAGTAAGATTGTTGTAGTGTCAACCAATTAGGATTCTTCCGCAAACTGACGTGACCAACTTGGGTTTAACCCATTAGCTTCTAGTATATCATCACGAATGCCTTGATTTTTCTTTTCTGTATTCAATACTCGACAAAAAGAATTGGTAATGGCTGCGGTATAGTAAGCAAATGGATTGCTAGATTTAGCTTCGTTAAAGCGTAAACCAACATAAGTCAACTGTAAAATAGCTGCACCACGCATCTCATCGTTATAGGTATAACCACGCCAATTAAACCTCATAGCATATTTTTCACATAACATAAGATACATTTTAGCTAATTTATTAGTAAGTTGTCCCTTATCCTTGTCAAAATGCCCTGTGTAAATATCTCCCTGCCAATGTGATTTACCTACGCAGTACAGTTGTGAACCTGCTTCAGCGTATTTAAAATGTTGGAAGGGTGGGAAATTAACACGAACATGACTCATATCATTCATGCCCATTTCTTTGTTTAATTTAGGATCATCTAAGTCATCAAAAAGTGGTTCATCATCACTTTCAAATTCAAATAATTCTTTAGCAGATTTCTTTTTATCTACTTTTTTAGGTGCTTTTGGTGCAAGTGGTACATGGTCCCATGTCATCACTCTAAAAACTAAATCACCTACATTAATGGTAGCGGGATCTATCTTAGTACCGCTTTCTATGCTTAACCTTGCAGCACGATTTTCTTTTGCTTTTTGTAACACTTCAGGCTTTAAGGCTTGTTGTAAGCTATTTTCTAGTGAAACACCATCTTCGTAATCGATTATAAAATCATATTGATGGTCTTGTGGTTCTGCAAAACTGCAGTAAGTGTTTTTGCTAAGGTGTATTTCTTTAAGAATATCCTTATTATTAAGGTAATTCAAGGGTTTTTTGATAAGTGTCATAACGCTCCAAAGTTAATAATACCTATATTGTAGCATAATTGCAACAAAAAAATCAAAATATTAGGATTTATAAGGTAAAAAGTGGCCTTTTTATTTATCATAAATATAGAAATAAGGACGATATTCATGTCATCAAAAGTACCATCACAAGCAGAATTAGAAGCTAATAAGGCGACTCTTGAAAAACGTAATGCTAATTTAGAAAAACTAAAGGCTAAAGCATTGTCAAATGGCAGCACTAATACTGCTAATGAATATCAACGTATGATTGATGAAAACAGTGTAAAAATTAATAATTACAGTGCGAATATCAATAATTATACCAATTATTTTAAGGCTGAGACTGAACAAGCAAATTATGAACGATGGGTAGATGGTGGATCTAAGGGTACAGTAGATAATCCAATTCCTTCTAGTGTTAACGCTATTAAGAACACAACAGTAACCGAAGTATCAACTGATTCAGGTGGTGGTAGTTATACAGTAAGCAGGGCAAAAGATACACCAAATGCTACAAGTCAATCACTACAATCTAAAGCAGATACCTTAAAAGCACAATCAGAGTTATATTTGGTAGATCCAAATACTGCAGCAGGGCAAAAATTATTACAACAAAGTGTTAGTAATGGAACTATTACACAGGCACAATTAAATGAAATTAAATCATTGTCACCTGATCAACGTTTTGACCGAGCATCTGAAATAGCAAATCAAAGCATATCTACTGAAAGTCAAGCACAAGCTGCAATGACTAGGGGACAAACTTCAGTTGATTATCAACCAAGTACAACCACTACTAGAGTATCAACCGTTACCACAGATGCTGCAAATATTTCTCCTACGCTTACAGGTGCGGTACCTGAAGCAGGTATTACTACTGAGCGTAACGGTAATGCTACAGTACAAGTTGTTAATAATCATAATGGTACAAGTTCTTATACATTACCATCAGGTAGCAGTGTTACAGTAAATAATACAGCACCATCACAAGAATCTGCATCAAATATTGCAGCACAATATCGTGCGCAAGCTGCTGAAGCAAAACAACAATCAAACCAAGCTACTGATGAATTATTTGCAAATCAGGCAAAGCAAGCAGAATTAAAAAAAGAGCGACTTAATTTAGCATATCAGCGTGATGCTTTACCTCCAGGCGATCCACAACGTGAACAAATACAAGCTCAAATTAGTGCAAGTATACAAGAGTCTAGCACACTTAAGGCACAAGAAAGCGCAATTGGCGAGAAAATTAATACTGCGCAAAACGCACTTAACACTGCAAATCAAAACGCAGAAACCGCAGAAACAGCAGCAGTGGCAGGACTTGGGGTTGATAATCCTGTACCACAACCACCAACAGACGATCCTGCAATAGCTGCCCAAGCTAATTTAGCTACACTAACACCTGAAGAAGCAGCATTTGCTGATGCTAATGGTGACATTGCTACGGAACCTGCTACCATTAATGAAGCTGATGATGCAGCGTCTGCGATTGCTGATGCTGAAGCACGTGCTGCAGCAGATGAAGCAGCCTATGTGATTAAAGAACCACCTGATATTAGTGGGGCAGATGATATATCAAATGCTATAGCAGATGCAGAACGTAGAGAAGCAGAGGCTAATGCAGAGCGTGAGGCAGAAGGCTTTACCCCCACCGCCCCAGGCGCCACCACCGCAGTATCAGCACAACCCAATACCGATCAATTTGTTGGTGATTCTAAAAACAGTAATCAATCACCTGAAGTACAATTTCAAAAAGCTATTGATTGGCGTGTACGTATTAGTTTAGCACCAAGTGCACCTTATTTTTATAACGTTGCAGGACAAACTGATATATTATGGCCCCTAAAAGCTACAAATGGTGTAGTATTTCCCTATCTACCTACAGTAAGTTTATCATATAACGCAACCTATGATTCAACTGAACCTACGCATAGTAACTACAAAATATTCAGTTATCGTGGCAGTTCAGTAAGCGATATAACTATTACCGCAGACTTTACTGCACAAAATGTGGCTGAAGCAGCATATTTACGTGCAGTGATTCATTTTTTCCGTAGTGCATCAAAAATGTTTTATGGGCAAGATCAATCACCTAAAGCAGGAATTCCACCACCGTTATTATATTTGAGTGGGTTTGGTGAGTATCAGTTTGATAACCATCCCATGGTATTGTCACAGTTTCAATATACATTGCCTAATGATGTTGATTATATTATGGCAGGTGATATCAGACAATCATTGGTGCAGGGTAATCAACAAGTCAACGCCCCAGGCTCCTCTTCCAACGTCTTTACCACACAAATTAATCGATTATTAGCAAATCGTTTACAAAAAGGTGGATTAAATCAACCGCCTACCTTTAGAAATGTTGTTACAGGTGAAACAACAAGAATACCAACCAAAATGAGCATGACACTAAACTTCCATCCTATTGTTACAAGACGCATGATTAGTGACAAATTTAGTTTGAAGGATTACGCAACGGGTAAATTATTAAATGGAAGCAAGAATGCAGGTTATGGTGGAGGAGTATGGTAAATGAAATATCCATCAACTAGTCCTTATTTTATAACAAACATTGTTAATAACGCATACTTAGACGTTATGACAAACAGAGCAATACCTAAAGATCCACAAGATGTGTATTGGCAAATTGGCGCAACTTATCATCAACGTCCTGATTTATTAGCATATGACTTGTACGATGATCCTAAATTATGGTGGGTATTTGCTCAACGTAACCCAAATAAATTGGTAGATCCGCTGTTTGATTTTGTACAAGGTACATGGATATATCTACCTAAAGCAGAAACATTAAAAGCAGTATTAGGATTATAATGGAACAAATTACAGTAAACGGTTTTACGTTTGTTTTATCGCCAAGTAATAGGGTAATTGTAAAAGGTGGTGGAATAAAGGGTTCAGGTATTGATCTAGGACCTATTAGCAATTTTTCATCATCATCTTTTTTAAGTAATATCAAAGGTGTTCCTGCAGCCGCTGATGTACAAGGACAGTTAGAAGAAACTGCTGCTAATAATACTAGTGAAATTATTGCTGCCTTACAACAAAAACCACAGGAAGAAGCAGCACCACCTGCAACTGCACCCGCCCCCGTTACCGAGCCAGGCGCCAATGCCTCTGACACGACCACTAATGAAGAAGGCGAGTTCGCAACACAGGATGAACCATCATCATATGGTGCAGATGATGATAATACGCCAAGCTCACCTAGCCAACAAGGATTAGCTACAGGTGTTAACAATACTAATGATGGTGGCAACCCACAAACTGCCACTAATCAAGGTTCTTCAAATCAAGAATCACAAAAACCAAGCGCAGCAGGTAAAGACAGCACCATCCCAGGTCGCCGTGTCTACAACCCACTAAGTGGTTTGTCAAGTTATACATACAATATCACACTATATTTGGCAAACCCTGATGCAGTAAGTTCTTTACAAGAATCACAATTTAGAAATATCAACGAAACCTTGCCTACATCAGCAGGTGCAAAACCACAAGCTTACGTTATTGCGCAAAGTGGTGGTGTAGGATTACCCGCTAATCGTGCCCCAGGCATGCCCTACGACTACTACATCGAAGATCTATCTTTTAAAACAGTGTTACTAGTACCAAATGCACCTGCAAGTGGTATGAATTTTGAATTTAAAATTATAGAACCAAATAGTTTTTCTTTTCCTACAAAATTAGTACAAGCTGTACAAAAACTATATCAAAATAGTCAATTATTGAATAATAGAGATCCAAAGAAAACACCAAACCCACTTGACCATCATTTTATTTTAGCAGTAAGGTTTTATGGTTACGATGAAAATGGTAAAGTAGTTGATGCACAAAAATTCAGTGAACGTGAAACTATGGGTGCAACACCTGATGCAATATTTGAACGTTTTTATGTTATTAAAATCACTGAGTTTAAGTTTAAATTAGATGGTAGAGCAACAACGTATAATATTAAAGCAGTACCATTTCCTATCAATGAAGCTTATGGATCAATGCGTGGTATAGTTCCAACTACTATATCTTGTAAAGGTAGAACAGTTAGTGATTTATTAACAGGTGAAAATGGTTTAGTTACACAGTTAAACAGTATACAAGAATCATTACAAGGTTCAAACCAAATTAAAGAAGTAGATCGTTATTTTATTAAATTTGAAAATGGTAGTGACATATCACCCGCTCCTGTGTCTATTGCTATAAAAGATAAAACTAATACAGTAACAAGTGAAGTTAATACAACAAAAGAAAGCAATATACAAGAAGCACAAAAAACAGTTTCACTATCAAAAGAAGTTAATATTCCTATATCACCTACACCCATTTTAAGCGCAATCGATCAAATTATTAGACAAAGTGATTATGTTGTTAGCGCATTAAATCAAGTTAATCGACCATCTGAAGAAGAAGGTGATACAGAATCTAAAGCACCTACCAAAAATCTTAATTGGTATCATGTTAATCCTTATGTTAAACCTCGTGCATGGGATGAGTTACGACATGCGTGGGCATACGATATTACCTATCAAATACATGAATTTAAAATACCATACTTACGCAGTCCATATGCAGGTGCACGTGCCGAATACCCAGGCCCCCACAAAAAATACGAATATTGGTTTACGGGAAAAAATAGTGAAATCATAACCTATGAACAAAACTATAGTGGATTATTTTATTTGTTATTTGCGCAAACCTCAGGACCAAACAAAACTAATTCTGATAACGTAGGTAGTGCACCAATCAGTGCGTTAGGTGGTCCTGCTGCTCCTATTGATAGCAGTGGGGGTGGTGTAACAGGTAGCCAAGCAGCACAAATTGCAACGTCATTATCAAGTCCTAAAGATCAAATTATGTTTAAGGCTACGATATTAGGTGATCCTGATTATCTCACACAATCAGTGGGTACAGATACATTAAACCAAAATTTTTATAAAAAATTCAGTGCATATAGTTATGATGGGTTTACGATTAATCCTAATGGTGGACAAGTTTTCATTGAGATTAATTTTAAAGAAGCTGTTGATTATAATGCATCGATGGACCCAAGAACTAGTTCAGTGCAATATACACAAGAAAATGGTTTAATGGGTATAAATTCTAGTATTGGTTTTTACAATAGTAAAATGTATAGTGATCAAGCTGTGCAAAATGGTTCAATGGTTTATTTGCTTACTAATGTGGTTAATTCTTTTAGTAAGGGTAAGTTTACACAAGAATTGAATGGAGTCTTAGTCGATCCAGGCGCATTCTTCAAATTCAACGCAAAAACCACACCAAACAGTACCAATCCACGTGAAACTTCACAAGCTAACCCTGTTAACACTGATAACAATCGTTCAGGTGATTTGCGTGAAGCACCACAGGCATCATGGCAACCACCATATGATTTTGCAGATCAACCACCACCCAATATTGCAAGTCAAACACCTGATGATGATGCACAAATTCAACAGGAAAATGCAAGGTTACTAGCAAGGGTTCCACAGCCTGATTCAACAAGGGAACCACCAACTTTTCCGTAAAGACGTAATACTATGGCAAATAATATACAAAGATCAAGAGGTACACCTGACCAACTTAAAACAGATCGTGGTGGCGCATCATTAATTAACGAACCACGTATTGGTATTGTTAAAGATACGATTGATGCATGTCGTAGTGGTATTATTAAAGTATGGATATCAGGATTACAACAAAGTAATAATCCTGAGGATAGTGCAACTTGGATTCCTGTACGTTATATGAGTCCATTTTATGGGTACTTAGACTCAAGCAGTCCAGGCGACACTGCAGGAGATTTTAAAAACAATCCACAAAGTTATGGTTTTTGGGCCACACCACCTGATCTTGGTACAGAAGTTATATGTATATTTGTTAACGGTAGTATTAATCAAGGTTATTATATCGGATGTATTCCTAAGGTAGAAATACATAATATGGTTCCTGCGGTGGCACCTGGGTCGAATAGGGTGCAGCCCAATGCACAAGAATCTACAAGTTATGGTGGTGCAGATGTGCTACCAACCACAGAAATTAATACAAATAATAATGGTATTAATGATAGCGTTACGTTTTATGATGAATCACGTCCTGTGCATAGTTACCAAGCTGCGATATATTTTCAGCAGGGTTTAATTAGAGATCGTGTACGTGGTATTATTAGTAGTTCAACGTATCGTGAAACACCAAGTAGGGTGTTTGGGATAAGTACGCCTGGGTCTGAGATATATGAGGGTGGTTTCAATAATCGTACCATAAAAAGTGCAATTAATAGCGAAAAAGATCCTAAAAAATTCAAAGTTATTGGACGTACAGGTGGACATTCACTTGTTATGGATGATGGTGATGTTGAAGGTAATAATCAATTAATACGTTTGCGCAGTGCAGGTGGTCATCAAATTACCATGAGTGATGATGGACAGTCATTGTTTATCATACATAGTAATGGTCAAAGTTGGATTGAAATGAATAGTGAAGGTGCAATTGATCTATTTTCTACTAATAGTTTTAATGTTAGAACGTTAGGGGATTTAAACTTTCATGCTGATCAACATATTAACATGCATGCAGGTAAAGATTTTAGAATTAAAGCCAATACCATTGGTATAGAAGCTGAAACAACATATACCAATCGTGCAGGTACTAATATGAATACTAGTACGGGTAAACAATATACAGTATATGCATCAGATGTTATGGCAATGCAAAGTAGTGGTGAAGCTAGTTATAGTAGTAATGGTGCAGATGTTGTTATCAAAGGTCAAAACATACAATTAAACACACGTAACCCTAGTGTTAATGCACCTGAAGTACCACCAAACAAACCAAAGAACTTTCCTGATACTACATTCTCACAAGCTAAGGGATGGATCAGCAGCCCAGGCAAACTCGAAAGCATCACCACACGTGTCACTAGCCACTATCCTATGCCTGACATTAATGGTACTTCAGGTGGTGTGGCAGTATCTGCAAATTTAACTGCACCATCATCACCACCTGAACCACCTGCAGCAACGCAAGGTGTTCTAAGTGCTGCACCCCCTATACCTGAGGCACCAACAAGTCCATCAGTTGTCTCAGCAAATTCTAATGTAGTTCCTGAAACAGTTAATGCTTTACCTAATAATACAAACAAAGCCCTAGTTTCGCAACAAGCTACTAATAATTCATTATTAAGCGCAGCAGAACAAAAAGCAAAAGGGTTAGTAGGAGCAAATGTTGCAACCTTAGGACAAATGGCAACAGGTGGCTTAGTCAAACCAGGCGCCGATATCATCGCTCAACGTAAAATCAATGCAGGTTTTCCCGCAACAACTGCCATTACTAGTAACTTGTTAACAGGAGCAAAGGGTGCACAAAATGCAGATCAATTATTAAACAATGCTTCAGCACAAGCAGGTGCATTTGTTTCTGCAGTGAATAAAGGTATGGGACAATTGCAAAATACAGGAGCAATTACCGCTAATTTAGCACCTACACAAGTAGCAGGTTTAGCTATGGCAGCAGCCAATCAAGGTATTGGCGCAGTCACTAGTGCATTAGGTGGTAATGCAGCATCATTATCTAAAATTGGTAACGATATTGCAAGTGGTAACTTTGCAGGTGGTATTGCAGATAAAATTACAGGTGGATTAAGTGGTATTGGTGCAAGTATTGGTGGTGCACTAGCAGGAGCAGCAGGTGCGATTGGTAACGCAATTAAAGGTACAGCAGGTAAATTACAATCAGTTGCTGAGCAAGCATTTCGTGGTATTGAAGCATCGTTTGCAAATCTTAAACCAAATGAACCTAATGTGTTAGGTGGTGGAGATCCTGTATTACCATTTTCTGAGTCAACAAAATCTATTGCCAATATTGAAGCATTATATCAAGATGTACGTACTAAATTAAATGCATATTATGCTGACAAGACTGATGAAAATAAAGCAGCATGGGATGCAGCAGGGCAAAAACTTAAACAAGCATTGGCACAAGTAGAAAAGAATTCACAAAATGCCACAGCATCATCAGTAGGTGGTATTGATTTTGCAACTGTAACCAAAGGGTTAAGTGGTGGATTAAACGCACAAAATATGAGCGCAATTGCCAATAAGGTAACAAGTGGTATGGCAGAAGTTGCTACCACAGCAAATAGTGGACAAAATGCCCTCCCAGGCGGCATCGGATCAATGATGAACACTGTAACAAAATCTGTAAGTGGTGCAGACACTTCCAACCCAATATCATCTATTGTTGGTGCAGTAGGTGGTACGGTAAGTTCGTTAATATCAGGTGCAGCAGGTAAGGTTAATGGGTTAGTGGGTAGTGTTACAGGAGCAGTAACAAGTACATTTAAGTCATTAGGTGGCAATGTAACTAATGTAGCCTCTGCGGTAAATGCACCAACTGCTGCTATTACTGCGGTAAAAGGTGATCTATCTAAAGCAAGTGGTGCGTTAAATGGTCAATTAATGTCTAAGCTAGGATCATTAGGATCAATGGCTTCAGAAATAAAAACACCTACTGTGGCAACAGGTACATTTAATAATACTGCATTGGTAGCAAAAGCAGGTACATTGGTAGGTGATGCAAGTATTCCTGCTCCTGTATTTACGGTGGCACCAAAAGAACCTGAAGAGCCTAATGCACAACAGTTAACTTTAGAAGAAGCAGGTAGAAAAGTACAAGAAGAAACAGCAAAAACTAAAGAACTTCTATTATATCGTCAAAAAATTAGTGAAAATTATGAGGAAGGAAAAATTGATAAGGCTGCATATTTAAGATTGCTGAAATTATGGGCAGAAAAAGCAGATGCAAGACTTAAAAGTCAACAACAAGCTGAAGCAGAATATGCTGCGTTACTTAAAGGTGAATCAGCAAGTGAAACAGCAACTTAAATAGGTTATAAATAATATATTATGGCTACATATTACGGATTTTCAACACAAGAAATTGGACTAAAAACAAGGTTAACGGAGCCTGGGCGAGATGGTGGGGTGGCAGGTATTACACGTCCTGTACCCATTACCAAGAAATTTACGTTAACTGATCAAAATTTAGTGGTTCGTGACTTATTAAATGCGTTTAATATTAAACAAGGTGATAAGGTAGGACAACCTGCGTATGGGTCATCGTTATGGAATTTCTTGTTTGAACCCAATAATACAACCATTTTAGGTCAAATTGAAGATGAAGTACGTAGAATTATTAACTCTGACCCAAGAATTATATTAGGATCAGTCTATGTTAATAATCAAGAAAATGGTATTTTACTTGAATTAGAAGTTGCTTTTACGCCATTTAACAATCCTGTCAACTTAGGAATACTCCTAGACCGTAATACAGGGGTTGCTAGTACAGTATAAATATAGAATAAGGGATGAATTATGGCATCAAGTAGCAGACAAAGTGCGCTTTTTGGAGTACAAGATTGGAAAAAAATCTACCAAACATATCGTGAAGCTGATTTTACGAGTTATGATTACGAAACCTTACGTAAAGCGTTTATTGACTACTTAACTACATACTATCCCGAAACATTTAACGATTATATTGAAAGCAGTGAATTTATTGCACTGCTTGATGTGATTGCCTTTATGGGTCAATCAATGGCATTTCGTAGTGATCTTAATGCACGTGAAAACTTTATTGATACTGCAGAACGCAGAGATTCTGTTATAAAATTAGCCAATCTTGTTAGCTATAACCCTAAAAGAAATACGTGTGCACAAGGTGTTGTAAAAATTGTTGCAGTACAAACAACAGAAAATATTCTAGATATTAATGGTAATTCATTAGGTAACCAAATTATACAGTGGAATGATCCATCTAATCCTTATTGGCAAACACAATTTAATTCTATTATCAATGCTGCGTTAATTAGTAGTCAATATGTAGGGAAGCCTGGGAACTCGGCAATCTTACTTGGTGTAAAAACTGATGAATATACGATAGCAATACCTGATGGTTACTTACCTATTGTTCCATTTATTGCACAAGTTGATGGGGTTGACATGAACTTTGAACTAGTCAGTGTTACTAGTGTCAATGATAATGCACTATATGAAATCCCACCTGCTCCTGTTGGTGCGTTTAATATTCTTTATCAAAATGATAAACTAGGATATGGTTCACCTAATACAGGATGGTTTGCGTATTTTAAACAAGGGGTATTAACCAATCTAGACTTTGCTTTTGCTGAAGCTATTGAAAATAATGTACAATTAATTAATATCGAAGGTATTAATAATACTGATACATGGCTATACAAATTAGACAGTCAAGGTACACCAAGCGAATTATGGAAAATTGTAGAAAGCGTTTATGCTAATGCACAATTACAATTAGAGAATAGTGGTCGTAAAATATACTCAGTAACATCACGTTATAATGACCAAGTTACTTATATCTTTGGTGATGGTGTGTTTGCTGAAATACCAATTGGTAGTTTCAGAGCATATGTACGCAGTGGTAACGCATTGAAGTATACCATTGATCCTATCGAAATGCAAGGTATTACAGTAAATATTGGTTACTTAAGTCGTTCAAATCGTATTGAAACTTTAACTTTAACGCTATCATTACAATTACCTGTCAATACTGCACAAACACGTGAAAGCTTGACAAGTATTAAAGAACGTGCTCCTGCAAGATATTACGCACAAAATCGTATGGTTAATGGTGAAGATTATACAAACTTCCCGTATACTTTATATAATAGTATTATCAAATCTAAAGCACTTAATCGCAGTAGTGTTGGTGTAACACGTAGTTTAGACTTGTTAGATCCTACAGGAAAATATAGTAGTACCAATGTGTATGCGGGTGATGGTGCATTATGGAAGATTGATGGTGATAATCCTGATACAGGCGCACCTACCACAGCAACTACTTTTAGTTTAAGTAATATTAATTTTGCTACAGAATTTTTGTCACAAACTTTCCAACAAATTCTTGGTAGTGAACAATGTCAACAATATTATCTAGAATATTATCCACGTTATAGTGGTTATTATCAACCCGCAGGTACTGCAGGTGGTTACAATGCGTATTGGCATTTAAGCACCGTTAATAGTGATAATGTAACAGGGTATTTCTTTATTGATACTACTGCAGAGTTTCCACAGTCTGTTGGTCCATTAAATGGAACAGATTTACGTTATATTGCAGCAGGTACATTGATTAAGTTTATTTGTCCTGATCCATCAACACAATGTTTTGATAAGAATAACCGTATTGTAACACGCACACCAAATTATGCCATTGGTGATAAAACATATATTTGGACAGGTGTTGAACAAGTTATTGATGATGGATCTAATTATAATACAGGTAATTTAGATAATGGTACAGGACCAATAACGTTAAGTGAATATATTCCTGATCGTGCAGTTATTGATAAAACATTGACAAGTACGCAAACGATAACCGATATTACGAGTGCGATACCTGGAGTGGTGACTATTTTAACAGGTGGTAGCACAGGATCGACTGCTCATCGTTTAGTTGATGGGCAAGAATTACGTATCACTGATGTTGGTGGTATGATTGAATTAAACAATAACATTTATTATGCCAAAGCAAGTGGCTACAGTGCAACAGAATTTGGGTTGTTTAATGATTCTGCACTAGAAAATCCCGTTAATACAACCATTTATGGTGCGTATACAAGTGGCGGTGAATTTACTACACAGGCAACAGGTATTATTCCTGCCATTGATTCATCATTAAGCAATACTATTGTTCGTCAATGTTTGACATTGATTCAATTAAAACAAAATTTTGCATTGGTATTTGATAATAGTTTAACTGCAAACTTAGAACGTTGGAGTGTAGTTACACCTATCCCAACAACTAATGTTACGCCAACATCATATTTTATGAGCTTTACTTATAATACCATAGACAATAGTTATCTTGTGCGTTATCGTACATTACAGTATTTCTTTGGTAGTGTTGATCAAGTTCGTTTTTTCTTTGATTCACCTGAAAAAGTATTTGATCCAAAGAGTGGTCGTACAATTCCTGATTTTGTTAATATACAAAGCGTTAATCCTAACTTGCAAAGTGCACAACCATTAGGTACAGATTATTACTTAGACATTATTGGACAACCTATTGAAAGTGATGGTTATAGTGATGATTACAGTGTAGAAATTACAAGTATTGATGCAGATACAGGCTATTCAAGTAATCCTGATTTCTTTGAACTTATCTCAGATACTACTACAAGTCCATATCCATATGTATTTTTTGAAGTCATACAAGATAGTTTAGGCTTGTATCGTAAGGAAATTGTACCCAATGGTGGCATCGTTATTGCACAATTAACGTATGCTGACGTATGGGCTAATCGTTATTTGTATGCACCTGACACAGTGTTTTACACTGATGCAACACCTGTAGAATACACCATTACCAACATTACAGCAACAACACCTGCAGTAGTAACAGTTTCAGCAACTTATGCATTTACTGATGGTCAAAAGGTTATTATCACAGGCGCAGGTGGTAACAACGGTACACGATTTATTAAGAAAACAGGCTATAGTTCAACCACATTTGCTCTGTATAGTGACCCAAGTTTAACTGATCCTGTTGCAGGGTTTGCAGTGTTTAGTGGTAAAGTCGCCACCGAGCCAGGATGGTACCAAACCTCCTTGAACAATGTCACTAATGTTGTAACATTAATTGATGTAAGTTATAAATATACGGTTGAAACAGGACGTGGTGGTATCATCTTCCAATATCGCCATAACAGTAATAATACAACACGAATTGACCCTGCCACAACCAATATTATTGATTTATATGTTGTAACACAAGCATATTATACAGCTTATACCAATTGGTTAAATGATTCTACAGGTGTATTAATCGAACCACAACCACCAACTATCAATGAATTACAGCAAAGTTACAGTAGCATTGATGATTATAAGATGTTAAGTGATAGTGTAGTATTGAATAGTGTGCATTTTAAACCATTATTTGGACAAAAAGCATCACCTGCATTGCGTGGAACCATAAAAATCATTAAAAGTCCGTTAACTACAGCTAGTGAAAGTCAAATACGTAGTGCTGCATTAACTGCGTTGAACAATTATTTTAGTTTAGACAAGTGGAATTTTGGTGATACATTTTATTTTAGTGAATTAACAGCGTATTTACATGTTCAATTAGCAGATTTAATTAGTTCAGTAGTGGTTGTACCACAAGATCCTAATCAAAAATTTGGTGATTTGTATGAAGTACGTAGCGCACCATATGAAATTTTTGTTAATGGCGCAACAGCTAATGATATTGTCATTGTTGCATCGTTAACACCTAATGTATTACAACAATAACAAAATATACTAATATTTAAAACACATAAATACTTAGTATATGGATATTAGAAAATATGGTTACTAAAGTACGTACTATTGATTTTTTGCCTGAGATTTTCAGAACAGAAACTAATAGGCAATTTTTGGCGGCAACGTTAGATCAGTTAACACAAAATCAAAACATTATACCTGTACAAGGTTATATTGGTTCAAAGTTTGGTTATGGTGTTAATAAGAATGACAAGTATGTTGTTGAACCAACTGCGGTACGTTCAGAGTATCAACTAGATCCTGCAGTAACATTTTTAAAACCTGACACACAGCAGGTAGAGGACTTCATCTCCTACCCAGGCATCATCGACGCACTAAAACAAGCCTACGGTCCTACCTCTAATCAAAACACGCTATTTGAGCAACAGAGTTATAGTTGGGAACCATTTGTCAATTATGACATGCTAATTAACTATCAGCAATACCATTGGTTACCATTGGGTCCTGATACTGTGCTTGTTTCAACTGATACCATTTATAGCAAACGTACTTTTACAATATTTGATGATGACAATGGCTATCGTGTATCAGGGTTTAGACAAAAGAATCCTATTATCCCACTATTACGTGGTGGTAAGTATAAGTTTGCATTAACGGATGATTCACCATTTTGGATACAGGGGACGCCTGGGGTGACGGGTACTGAACCTGCTTATCCAAATATTAGCACACGTGAAATTTTAGGTGTTACAAATAATGGTGCATCAACAGGTGAAATCATCTTTGAAGTACCTGCAAAGGATGCACAGAGTGAGTATGATTTACCAGGGGATCATACGATTGATATCATTTGTACTAAAAAATACAGTGAAATACAAGGTAAAACATTAGCTGAAATTAATTATACCATTGATGGTGTAGAAGATTTAGAAAATAAACGTATTATTTTTTATGGTGTAGATTCTATTCCATATCAGGCAAAGTATTATAAAATCACTTTTAATACCAATAATACCATTTCTGAAGTAACGCAACCTATAACAAGTTATGTAGCGTCAACTGAGATTGAAGTTGCGGATATGGGGAATATTTACCCTGGACTTTCGGTGACAGGTAGTGGTGTACCTGCTGATACTATGATTACTAACATTGTTGGTAGTACAATTTATTTAAATAATGAAGTAACGGTTACATCAAGTACCAATTTAACGTTTACCAATATTCGTTCACCTAATCCACCAAAACGTACAGTGCCTTATAATGCAGCACCATTTCCTAAGTACGATGAAACTTATCTAGATACTACAGTAAGTTTGCAGAATATTGATATTGGTTATGATCAAACCATTGTTATTAATTTAGTTGAAGATGGTGATATTCCAACATTAGAAAAGATTACTGCGTTATTAGGTAAACAATATCAAGCAAGACAATTTTTTAGAAATTTAGCAGGACAAATTGAGTTAATACCTTACTTAAGTGCTGCACTTGATCGTTTATACTTCCAAAACCCAAATGATCCTAATAGTATAGGTATATTGCAGCTATTTGAAAAGAATAGTTCAGCAACCATTTATATTGATGATATTATTGGTCAACCAACCTATACAAGCCCAAATAAAGTGGTATTTACTAATGGGTTAAAAGTACAATTTGAAGGCAATGTTGAACCTGCAAG